GCTTGCCGCAGCCGGAAATCTCCCACACATCCAGCACCTGCTCAAAGGCTTCCAGCGCCTCCTCAGTGTAGACGCCGCTCACGGTTACGGTGATGGGGGCAATCTTGCCCGAAGTCGTGACGTGGTAATCATCATCGAACACGGGAACGCTGCCAGTCGTGACAACTTCCTTGGGAAGCGTCACGGTCGTGGCTTCTGAGCCGATGTCGGTCCAGGTCACGCCGTCGGCGCTAATCTCGACTTTCGAGCACGCTTGGGCTACCGCACTACTGGTTCTGGTCATGTTGCTATCCTCCGCAATGTTTACAAACTGGTTTAACTAACTCCGTCGCTGCCGCCTGCAAACTCGCCAGCGGCAAATCCTCGCACTCTTCCGCATCCGCATCCAGCAACTCGCCCACCGTTTCGATGTGATGGGCGGCAAGGCTCGCGGCATACGGCTCAAACTGCGGCACGACTGCCACGGGCGGCCCTTGTACCGGCGCAAGGCGTCCTTGTGCGATGAGCACGCCGCGCGTCTTGGCGCTAAAAACGCTCTCGCGTATCAGGTCGCCTTTACGAATCAGCATCGTGCCGTGTCTGAGATTGGTCAAGGCTCTGAGCACTAATACACCTCCAAATTCAATGTGTGCTCCACGCCAGCATAGGTCACGTTGCCGTACTGGAATGGCGTGAAAGTTGCCGTCCAGTTGAAGGCGCGGATACCGGTCAGATCGAAAAACGGCAGGCAGTCGGTGCTCACATCCTCTAGCACCTTGTCTACCATATCCCAGCATTTTACTGCCGCCGCCATATCATCCGCGAGGTGCGAGCGTTGCCGCGCAAACGTGCGAATGGTGAGCACCACCTGCGCGTGCTGCGTGCCGACCTTGAGCGTCGTGCGGTCGGTCACGCCGTTAGCGTCTACCTGCTCCAACTCAGGGTACACCTGGATGGTCGGCAAGTCCTGGATGGCCTCGGTCAGTTCATCGTAGGATTGCACCGTGAAGGCGCGCGCCACGAGTTCTCCCGGCATGATGACGGTCGCTAAGCGCAGCTTGTCCGCAACCGCGTCCACAATCTCCGGTAGCGTCACTCTAGGCATTGCCCGCCTCCGTCACGATGATACTGACCGCCGTGCCCAGCGCCTGGAAAATGCGCTCGGCATTCTCCTCGAAAGCCGGCTGTAGGAACGGCTGCGCCTTGCCGCTGACCATGATGCCGAAGTTCATGCTGACGCTTTTTGCGCCTTTGAACATGCCGTGACGCTGCGCCCAGCCGCCGATATAGCGCCCCGGCACAAAATGCCGCCGCGTGCCCAGTTCTACGAAAGGCGCGTACTTGACGTTGGAGCCGACGATGCCCACGACGCCATCGGCGCGCGTTTGCACCTCTGGCGTGATGCTCGCCCGCAAGCGTCCGGTGTCTACGGGAGCTTTGCGCTTGGCGCTCGCTTGCACCAGCAAGGTGGCGCGCCGCATCCCCGCAACCATCGGTGGCCCCGTGAGCGCTGCCGTTGCCTTTTCGAGTGCGGCTTGCGTCTCTTTGAGTCCTCTGATTTCAATACTCAGGTCGTCCATTAGCCACCTAGCGCCGGGCGGTAGTAGCGCCCGTGGCTCAGTTTGCGTTCGATGTCTGGATCTAGTGCCTTAACATACATCAGCAAGCCGGTCTCCGAATCGGCCAGCGTGTCGCTCATGGCCGACTGCGCCCGCTTGAACCAGCGTGCCGCCTGCTCGATGCACGCCGCCTGGATGTCAGCGGGGGGCGACGCGGAAAAGCCCCACCGCGCCGTTACCCGCACGTTTGGATAAGACGCGCCGAACTGCGTGCCGGGGAAGCAACGCCGCGAGCCGGAAGGATTAACCAGGAGCACGTTGTACGGCAGCGCGTCGAATTGTACGTGACGTCCACCGCCACGCGCGGCAAGGTAATCGCCAGCGCCCCACGGCTCCCAGTCTCCTCCCACGCTACGCGACTCTACCGCCGTAATGTCGATGCAGTCATCAATCAGCAAAGAGGTGGAGCCGCGCGCCACAAACTGGCGCGTGGTCGCCGTGGCCGCTGCCGCGAAATACTCCGCGCCCGCGTGCCAGCGGTTCAGCACGCGGTCAATGTTGAGCGTCGCCGCGTCCAGATAGCCCAGCAGCGCCACTTCCTCATCCGAGGTGGGCGTCTTTTTGTTCATATAGTCGAGCAATTGCTCTAGCGTAGCATAAGCCATAGCACTTCACTCACTTCGTCCATCAACCACCACCCGGCTGCTCTTAAATCGGCAGCCACAGTGCCAAAACGTTAGGTGGCTCCCACCCAGGCAAACTGGTATGCGCCTGGCGGCATCTGTAGCGCACGCCAGCATAAGTCACCTCGGCGCCTACTGCATAGGCTACATACGGCTGCCACTCGGCGCCAGGTGGAACCACCTTACGCCATAGCGCCGGAACGCTCGGCGGCGTCCAGTCGCTTTGTGTAACGTGCGCTTGCAGGCATTCGTACTCTGCGCCAGCGTAAAGCCGCCGCGTGCCGACATGCACCTGCTCGCCCGCAATCCACTCCAGCACGCTTGCGGCATCCTCGCGGTAGACGATGAACAAGGCTGGTACATCCCTCGGGGCGTGCCCAGTACGATAGTGCGATTGTCGTACCATCACCACCTCGGCGCCATAACGGTATAGCGCATCTTGCTCTAACCAGCCGTTATCTGGCAATGGCTCAAAGCGCTCTGGTGGCAGTGCCCTCACAAACGCCAGCGGGTCAGCGTCCGCTACCACCGAAAATTCTGGTGCTACGCCAGTTAATTCTCCAACGTGCGTCATGCCCGTGAGCAATTCGTCTGTGTTGCTCACGCAGTAGTATATTGGTTGATTTATTGGCAGAATTTGTGTGCTCATACTGTAAATGTCACTGTCGCCCAGGTTTCGCCTGCCGCGATTGCATTGCAGCCGTCGTTAAGCAACTCATGGGCAACTTCTTTTCCAGGAGTCGCCGCAGTCACAGGGCACGCCGCCGCTGCCTGAAACGTACCGCTCGGAGCCTGATTACTGCCACCAACATTGATTGTGCCACCCGTGACAGTCCGGCCCAGCGTC